GTATCTCTTTCTCCAGTAAGCCTATGAGTAGGATCTACTTCTATTTGTGTTCCGCCAGTCATTATTAAATTATTACCCATTGTAGAAATTGCTGGCTTTACAGATATGTTTCCACTATTTACTGCATTATTTAAAACATTAAACTCGTCTACAAGGTTTCTTAAAGCCTGTTCCAATACAGCTGCCGCCTGTGCATCACTATAAAATGTTGCCTCTAGGGATTGAGCAGCATGATTTGCTGCAACAATTTCTGGAGTAAGCATTTTCCATCCCTTTGAGCCAGAAAGTAATGCTTTTAAATTAGTTGATCCTTTTAACAGATATCCAGCAAAGTTTGCAAGAACACCAGTTAACATAATTATTGGTCCAGCAATTGCGGTTAATCCTCCAAATGCTGTTATTAATTTCTTTACTGGTTCTGGTAAATTGTTTAAAAACTTTAATAGTTTAGTTATAATATTAATGAACTTAGTTCCTATTGTTAAGAAGTCTTCACCTAATGTTGATAATTCGGCCTTTAAAGACTCTATAGCCCTCTTATATTGTCCAGATGCAGATTCAGTTACGGCTGCTAATTCTCGGCCCGCTACAGCCTCCAGATCCCCAGCACTGGCCTTCATAAGATCCATTACCTGGAGCGTTTGGCTACCCTGTCTTCCTAAGTTGTTAAATAAAGCATTAAGTCTTGAAAATTGAAATTTACCAAATAATTGTTCAATTGCTTGCTGCTTTTGCAGTGGGTCAAGTTTATCTAATGCAGATTGCATTTCCAAAATCATGCCAGTTGTATTACCAGCATTTCTTTGAACCATTCCTAAAATATCTATTCCCCAATTACTAAACTTAGCAACCGCCACATCTGTTGGGTTAATTAAAGAAGCAAGACCAGACTTTAATGCGTTAGCTCCTTCTGATGCAGATATTCCACCTTCACGCATAGCTGTAAGGTATAGAGCTAAATCTTGAACGCTTCCACCTAATCCTTTAATAACTGGACCAGCTTTGGGAATTGCTTCTACTAAATCATTTAGAGTTGTTGAAGTTTGGTTTTCAACTGCGTTTAAAAAGTTAATTGATTCAGATAGTTCATCTGTATTTTGTTTAAAGGCAGTTTGAATTGCCAGAGTGGCCTTCATGGCCTCTGCTCTATCTACTTCTCCAAGTACGGCTAATCGAGTTGTTTCTCTTAATGAGCCCATCAGTTCGTTGCCCTGCTTACCTGTTGCGGCAATATCAGCGGCTAATGAAATAGTTTCTTTATAATTTACGCCTAATGCAGCAGACAATTCTTTAGATGTTGCAATAATATCTCTTCTTACTTTTGTAAGTTCATCAGCTGTTGCGCCGCCTATATCTCCATACACCTTAGATAATCTTGTTAACTCTTGGTCTGCTTCTCTAAATGCTTTGGCTGCTGCCGCACCAAAACCTGCTATAGGGACAGTCAATCCAACTGTTAACTGACGACCAGCCCACTGAGTATTTTTACCCCAATTAATTAATGCTGTGGCTCCTTCATTAATTGCACGATTCATAATCTGCAATTCCATACGAGCTAAGTTTGCTTTATTTTTTACTAAATCTAAACCTCTTGGAATATGTACATTGTATTGCATTAAGCCTTGAGCATTTCTACCCAATGGCTGCATAACTGCATTTTGTAACATTACTTGCTGCTTAGCAAGGTCTCTAATTAATCCGCCACTTTGTTTTGCATGCTGATTAAAAGCACTATAATAATCTCTTAATTTTAATCTTCCAGAGTCTAAGCCTTTTCCAAATCTTTCTACATCGGAATGTAGTGTTACGAAATGAGACGCAAACTGTCCAGTACTTCGTAACGTTTCTCCGAATGAGTTATTGATAACCTTTATTTGTGAAGCAACTGATTTTCCAGCTGATGAAAGGTTTTGTTGTAATTGTTGTAGGCTGGCAGTAGCCCTGTGCACTTCCGTGACAAGGCTTGAAAGATCAGCTTTCGCAACTATATTAGTTACAATCTGATCATCGGCCATTTGCTACCCCTTGGAGTATCCCAATCCCATTCCGATTCCGAATCCAGCTTCTGAGGCGAACGATCCTTGCAGACTAACTACATCATCTGCTGATGCGTTAATCCCAAGTGCTCTCCGCTTGACATCGTCGAACGTAGGACCTGATTTTTCTGCTTCATCGTCCATCGGTATTCCCTTTAGAGATGCTGCAAACTTTCTCTGGTTGTGCTCTTTTTCATGCATTGATTTCAATGTCTGAATGAGCTCTGGCATTGATAGGTTTTCTTCTAACTCTTCGTAATTCTTCCAATGTCCTAAAAGAAATACTTCTCCTTCTAAAGCGGCAAGATCTAGTTCTGACCAGCCAGAACCGCTGCCGCTATTAGGTTTGGGTCGTCCATCTTAATCCCTCCACATACTTCAAGGATGCGATTGATTGTTGGTACGTCCAATGCTTCTTCTAATGCGTCTCTATCTGATACCAAATCTGGTAACTGTGTTTCTAGCGCAACTGCACATGCATCAATTAAAATGCTCAATGTTGCATTTTCATCTGTTGATTCTTGAGTCTTTTGTACGGCAGCCATAAATTTACGTAACTGCTTGATTGATAATGGCTTTAGTTTTACCTTAGCACCATTTTGTAATTCAATTTCTTCTACGTCGTATACTGTAGTAGCCAATTTATCCTCCTTTAGGATTCTTAATTATTATAACATAAGGATGGTGTGGATACAAATGAAAAGCCCCCATTTCTGGGGGCCTTATTTAATAATTAAAATTAATTATTATGCTGGTGTCCAAGCACGGTCAATAATCTTACCGTATTCTGAACCTGCGTGAGCTGAGTCACCAGATGGTAGAAGACGGAATGTTACTGGGAATGTGGTTGGAGCAGTACGAGCAAGCGAGAACTGTGACTGTTGTACTGAAAGAACACGACGTGCATAATATACACGCTCTGTATTTGGAGAAGCTACTGTAGGAGCCTTTCCAATAGCGACAAGCTGGCGCTCTGTTGGAGCTGCACCAAGTGCACCTGCCTCAAGACCTAGTTCGTCGTTATCTCCTTCTGTCAAAGTTGACTTGCCTTGTCCGAATACAATAAGAATATTTTCTAATGTACCTTCGGACATTTCGGTTGCGATCATAACCTCCATCGCAGACTTGAAAAGCTTAGCTGTATCAAGTAGCTGGTCGACGGTTACTGAATCGTATGTTGGATTATAAGTGATCTGAAGACCATTATTTGTATAACCAACGTTACGGTATGCGCCTCCATCCTTTGGTGTTGTTCCCTGTGTTGTGGCAGTTGTTACTGCAACTGCGTTAAGGGTATCAGTGTATGACTCTGAAGTTGAAAATGCTGGAACGAAGCGATTTTTGTTCGCTACGAATGTATTTGCAACGCCAGCTTCCATGCTCTCATCGTAACCTTCGACTGTAGAATCTTCTACTGAAAGGAACAATGGAGAAGCACCGACAAGAATGTTTTTAGCATTACCTACGTTTTGTGCTGCCATGAAGTCTAACCTCCTATTTCATGAAATGTTTATATATATATAAATGGCTGGCTAGGCCCTTCCCTCTATGTCCAATTATAGATGTCCTAGTCGCCTAAAGCAAACTAGGCAAATCTGCCAGAGCTATCAGTTATTCTGGAATATTTTATCTCCAAAATAACATCTGCTGCCAAGAACCCTTGTAGCTCTTCTGATGGGGCTGTCGGCGACATGTCCGATATAAATATACTGTGAAATTTAAATTTATCTGATAAGCTGTCCCAACGGTTTACGTCTCTAGCAGAATCATCCATTCTGCGAAACTCATCTGTAAGAAAGTTTCTTATCTCTACAATGTCTAAGATGTCTGTTGAGTATATTGTAAATAATATTTGCTCACAGCATATAAGCCAATTGTTTTCATATGACATTCCTATTTTGTCATAGACTATATGCTTTTTGCCACTTAAAAATTGATTCATTTCTGGTGCCTGCTGAATTGGCAAAATTGGAACTATAGTTTCATTTAAATTGTCACTATAGTAATCATCTGGATCAAATATATTAGCATCTCTTAACTTTTCCCAAAGATACTTTCTGATCTCAAACATAGCGTCTAATCTATAATTTACCATTCTATACCCCCGCAAATGCTGTGCTTACCGCCGCCTCAGCTTGGCTTGCAACTGAATTAGGCGAGAACTTATATTGTACCGTTTTTATATTAACAGGTATCTTCATTGCTTTTGTTAAAGACGAATTAAATAATCTCTGAAATCCAGAAGCTTTAATTGAGTTGCTAACTAAATTGCTGGTAAAAAAATATTTATATGCTGATAAAAAAGAATTTTTTGTTGCTGCTCCACCAGGCTTTTGTACAGTTACAGATTTTCCTTTGGGCATAAAAACAGTATATCCGTTTACATCAAAAACGAGTCTCTCTGCTGATCTAGGGGATATTACAACTGGCTTGCCCTGTTCCATAATTTCTGCTTTGCTAACAAAGACATGTCTATGCTTGCCCTTTTTAGTTGGAACCATGGACTTTGAAGGCAGAAGGTTATAATTGATTTGAAAAGACATTACGCCTTCAGAAATTTTGTTTAACTTAAAAAGCCTAGCTTCCTTGTCACCAACTCTTTGCCATTCATATACATGGTGCATTGACCTTGGAGAAGTTCTTGCTTTCGCATCTATGTACTGGCCAAAATCCTGTTCGATTTGCTTAAATATAGTTTTTGCAAATGCTCTATTAAATGATGTGCTGTTTGTTAATTTTGCTACAACATTTGCTTGATAAAATATTGCTGCGGAAACCTGGGCCACAGTACTATCTTTAATTGCTCCGTCAACTCGTTGTCCCGCCATTAACTTTGTTAATCCGCTGGCTGCTTGTAATAGTAATTTATCAGATGCCAATTTGCTGGTTCTCCGATCTTCTTACAGATGAGTTATATCCTAAAACCGATCCAAATGGATCTGTTATTGGTGTGGTTCCTACGACTTCAAAAACAGTTGGGCTGTTGGTTGGAAAGTTTATCTCAGTCCAAACACATTCTCCTCTTGAATCCCTTATATTTGTTATCTTTTCTCTTATTGTAAGTCTGTCTTTAGTTCTTATCTGAAGTATTTGATCATTATAGTATCTATTGTCGAATACCTGCTTATCGCTAGTTCTTGTTGTAGCTGAGTTGCTTATTACTCCTTTAGCATGACAGTCTAAAGTTTTATCATAAATCCATTCTTTTTTTATAGAACCAGTGTTTGCGTCCTGAATATCAATCTGCTTATATACATCCAGCTTCATTGATAAAACTGCATTAATAACTGATGACATTATATCAATGAGGCTTTGTTTACAATGAAGTCAGACAATAGTCGGTCAGCGTAAGCATTACCCGTTCCCATAAAAACTTCTGGACTGTATTCAAACTGCCAGTCAAAAGTTTGTATTGTTGAAATATATTGATTCTTCCAAGTGTTATCCTTTGCGAAGAAATCTTTCATTAATTCTATAGCTGCAAGCTCTACCTTGTCTGGAACCTTCTTCCATCCGAACTTGCCTTGAACTTCATACATCGCACCGTTTTTAAATACACCTTGACCATCATGTATTGTTGGTGGAACCATTCCATTTGCAATATAGACAGTATTATCTAACATTTCTGCTCTATTAACTCTTATACCAAAGCCAGTTTCTGAAACCTGTACGTTGTATCCCCAATTATTTACTGCTGGGTAGGCAGTGTTATCTATTAAAACAATATCATTTAAGTATAGCTTATGAATTGTGTGAAGACGATCTGGTAATGGCAAGGTGTCAGAACCAGTTCCCATGACTCTATGTATATCGCTATACAGATAAAATTGTTGTCCAGTATAATCTTCTATTCTCTGTCTAGCATATCGTTCTGCCGCTGCTAGCTCTGAAAAAGATTTATAATTTGGATCTGAAGGATCTGTGCTTACACCAAGCATGTAGGCAGACTGGTATAAATCTGCATATGGCGTCACTACAAAAACATCATGACGGTAGGTAAACTCTTCAGAATCTACCTCATAAATCCAAACAAGTCTTAGAGTACCTGTGTTGCTTGTATATGGCAAAGGTATGTGTGCTGCATACAGACCAATATTTGTTTCATCTTTTTCAGCAGTAATAGTATCTAATAAAATTGTTAAGCCAGGATTTTCTTCTTCTGGAGTTTCAGTGATATCGTATATCTCTACTGTTGGTAGATTGTCTGCATCAACAACATTTCCTCTCCAGAATACCTGATGATAAACTGGGGAATTGCTATTTTTTAATATCTCTGCCATTTAATAGGCTTAGTTGTAGAACTCTCTTACTTCTGCTGGAGTTGCTAATCTAAAGCCCTCCTCCTTGTCAAAAATTCTTTGAGCGTCTTCCTTGCCCATAGCGACAAATGGATGCTCTTTAG